CGGGCCGTCTTGGTCTCGGTGTTAAAATACCCATGCAGCCCGTCCCGAAACTGCCCGAGTCCGCGCTCCAGCATGGCCGAGCATTGCGCATCGGTGTATGTGTCGCCCTGCCCTACGCCCCGCGTCTCGCCATAGCAGACCGTCCACACAGCAGGGCTGGCGATGGTGTCGAGGTAGGCGGTGTTCTTCTTGCCCTCCCATTTCGCCACCAACGGCACCAGGACACGCATGGTCGCCGCCTCTGTCGTGTTTGCAATCGGAACGGGAGGCGCAGCGGCACAGACAAAGATCGCGCATAGGAATTCCTTAATCATCGGGCGATTCCCTGCGATACAATCCGGCCCGCGATGCCTGCGATAATCAGGCCAAGGCCAATCGCCAACCACATATGCGGGTTGGTGTCCCGACCAGTGGAAAGGTAGATCGCGTCTGGTGCCATTATCGCCGCGATGCCGCAGTAATTAGCCCACATCGAATAGGACTTGAGCGCCACCGTCTTTGCGTCTGGTATCAGTTTCATTTCGCCATTCCCCTTAAAATCTCTTTGATGTCCTGCGCAATCTCATCAAGGCGCCTATCGCTCTTGTCCCGGCTATCCTTGGCCGCCTCCATGTCCTCTTTGCGCTGCGTCCAGAGGCGCTTGATTTCAGCGGCGTTTGAAACCCCGCGCGCCTCCAATCGAACCAGCCACACGACCACGGCGAAACCGCCCGCAAACAGGGTCCAGAACTCCCTTAAAACGTCCATATCGCGCCCTTTATTTTGCATGTGATCGGCTATTTGAATTTGAAGACGACGACGCCCAGCACCATGACCAAGCGTTCAAGGCGCGACACACCAGAGGCCCGAAGAGCCTCGGAGAACGCCGCATCGGCGCTTACCCTGTCCCAGCCAAGAGACAGCGCATAATCATGCAGGGCGGCAGCTTTAAGGTATCGTGGGTCGTGCGGTGAAAACAGCCAGCGCAGGCCGCGCGGGACCGATACGTCGAAGCTAAACCCCGGCGGCACGTTCAGCCACAAACCCGAGCCGACAGTTCCGATCTCCCAACGCACGAATTTGACCGTGGTGTAGCCTGCGCCTAGCCTCTCGGACCAGTCATGGGCAGCGGTGTAGGGGGTCACTTGGTAGAAATACCATCAGCCATTTTGGCCTCCTGTTGATTTAGTAGCTGCCTTCCCAGACGCGAAACGCGCTGACATCGCCGCTGAGCAGTTTCTTGTGCATAACCTCGCGGCGGGCCTCTACATCAGACCAAGACACGCCAGCCTCTTTGCACCATTCATTTATGAGCCAAAGAGGCACGCGGGCCACCAGGCGGTTTTCGCCTTGGCCCATCGCGCCCGCTGACTTCAACGCCTTCACCTGCTCAAGTTGAGGCGTGGCGTCAAAAACCTTTTTAATGTGGAATTTGTTGGGGTGGTCGTCTGCGATGAATTGCTCTGAGATCTTCATTTCTTCGCCTTTTTTGGCTCCGGAACGACCTCAAACATTCCTCTTGTTTCATCGGCAGCATCAGCCGCGAATGTGTCCGCCACGTCAACAACCTCACCGACAAGCCAGCGTTTACCGTTCGCCCGAAGGCGTTTGTTCAGAATCTTGATTTTCATGCGGGATGGTCCGTTGTTAAGGAAAAAAGGGCGCCCCCGAAGGGACGCCCTTGCCGTTAGGCTGTGGTATTATCAGCCACCAGACCAGAGGCTTTTTCGTTCTTGCTGATGAGCGTGTATTCACCGACGATCTGCATTTTCGTTGCGTCGCCCGTCTTTGCAAGCTCGGTCGATTTCCAGCTGCGCTTGACGCCAACCGCCCACATATCATCTTGCAAAACAAGAACGTCGCGCGCGCGGTTGAACCGCGAAAGCTGCATTTCCAGCTTGCCGAAAGGCGAAATGTAGATGTCCATGCTTTTAATAACGGCGTTCTTCGTCTTGCTGGCGTCGATGGTCGAACGCTGGTTGTTCGAGCCAGTGAACCCGCTTGCGATGTCCTGCTGGAATGCAGAGAGGTAAACCGTGGTCGGCTTGCCGCCTTCAGTCCAGCACGATTGCATGACGGTATCAAGGCGCGCTTGCGAAAACGCGAGTTGCGTCCCATCTGTGCGCCCGTCAGTGCCGTCGCCTTCCGGCTCAGCGGGGGAACCGGCCACGGCTACAGACGTATTTGTGTGAATCCACGCCAGCGCACCAGCCATTTCTGCCGCACCGGTAGAGCTACCCGCTGCCTTCGCATAGTTGCTGAATAGCGCCATTTCGAGATCCGTGCGCAATTCCTTGCCCATCTTCATCTGCTGGTAAATAAGCTCCCGCTTTCGGCCAGCCTTGTCGGTGCTGTCGTCAGTGTCGGGAATGCTCACCGCATCCTTGATGGTCTGGGAATAGTTGCCCAGACGCACCGTTGCGACCTTAGCCGTCGCAGTGGTGTCGTCGCCCTGAATATGCTTGTTCCGGGCCGCTGGACGCAGCGCGTCCGTCTGAAATTCATGGTAGTGCGCGCTGATGCTTTCCGTCGCGCAGTTTGAAAAGAAGGGCGTGTCGTAAGGATCAATATTGTTGATCTTGTCCGACAAGGATTCCCGCGCGCCCACGGCGTCGTAGGAATCAAAAGTATTGGTAGGTTGTGCCATCGTTTAGGCTCCTTGGGATTTATGAGGATTCCGCCATGAACGCATCAACCGCATCGTGGATCGATCCGGTCTTTTTGAAGCGCGCATTAACGGCTTTGGCTTTTGCATCAGGGGCTGGCTTGCGTGCCGCCTTAGACTTCACATTGCGCGAAGGTTGCGGCGGTTTTTTTGACGCCGCTTGACCGTTCTTTAGGTTGCGCCAATTCATAGCGTCCCGCAGAACCTCAAGCGCGCGAGGGTCGTCAATCCCACCCAGTTCATCACCGGAAAACCCGTAATCAGACCCAGCTTTTAACAGCTTCCGCGCGTATTCCGGTCCAGCCTTTTCATCAGCCATTTCGGGAATTCGCGTTTTCAGCACCTCGAATTGAGCCGCGATATTCTGGGCCTGCTGGTGCTGCTGGTATGCAAGGCGCTGCTGGTGGATTTTCGATAGTTGCGCCTGTTCACCCTGATATTCACCAATTGCCGTTTCGTACCGAGCGCGCTGACGCATGTATTCGGTCGGGTTGGTTTCGATCAGGTTGTGATCTGGCGCTTGCGGCGGAGCCTTAAACCCGCCTTGCTGTGCCTGCTGATGCAGTTGCAGGATTTCCGCCTGCTGATCCATCATTGCCCTTGCGGCCTGCTCTAATTGCTTTCGCGTTGAAGCGTTCGCCGTCAAGTCTTTTTGGATCTTGGCTTGCCCAGAGTAACCGCGCCGAAGTTCCGCGAGATCCACAGATTGCTCAGTACCGTCTACAGTAACGGTGAACATCTGTGGTTCGTCGTCTTCGTCGTCCTCTGCCTCGTCCTCGTCGGATTCTTCTGCCTCATCCGCGTCGGCTTCATCGGGTTCAGCTTCCTCGCCCGCGTCGGTGTCGGTTGTGTCCTGATCGGACGCCTCGGCCTCGGCTTCGTCGGTGTCGCTTACTTCGGATTCATCGCCCTCGGTCGTCTCCGGTGCCGGGGCGTCGTCTTCTGCCATGTAAGCATCTACTGCCTGGTCAATGGTCAGGGGTTCTGTCGTGTCATTCACGGTGCAGACCTTTTCCTTTTGTCCGCAATTTTCTTGGCGTCGGACCAAAGCCCAAAGCGATTGCGGATTGCCTCTATTGCGCGCACATCCTGATGCGCCTGCTCACGGTCCTCTTGTGTCGAGGCCGTATTCAGAAACACCGCTGTTGCAGTGTCTCGAATTTCTGCGAAGGCCATTTGCAAGCCTTCGTCGTCCATCAACCTCTTGGCGGTAATGGCCTTTTGTTCTGTGTTCATTGTGGCCTTCCTCAATAGCGCGGCATGGCCTGCTCTTGCGCAAGCTGCTGCTGATTGACCTGAATTCCGTATTCGCCAAGCAATTTGACGGCTTCCATGACGCGATCCTGCGCCATTTCATCGCGGCGGAAGTCATCGTCCATCTTCGCCTTCTGGCCTTCCAGCATCAGCTTGCCCGCGTCGGTTTTCTCTTTCGACTGCGCTTTAATCATCTCAGCTTCAGCCAGAGGGTTTGATTGTTGTTGCGGTGGCTGCTGCTGTTGTTGCTGCGCCATCATTTGCATTTCGCGCTGACCGAACGGCTTGACGAAAGACGACACGTCATAGATACCCATCATCCGATAATAGTCAGCGATGCCCGCGCGGATCTCGGCTAGGCCCACAAGCGGATTGTCTGGCCCGAGCGTCTGAAACATATTCATCTGCATCTGGACCATTGACCCCATGGCCGCCGCACGTTCTTCGGTGCGATTGGTGCCAAGGCCGACATTCACAGTCACGTCCGCATCTGCCGACCATGACCGGGGATCGACTTCCACAAACTCACCACTGACCTGCATCATTTTGTTCTGGTCGGGATGCTGGCGCACAAGGGCATCAACCAGCTTGAACAGTTGTTTCATCCCGCCTTCGGCCAGCGTGCGGGCGATAAGCTCTGTCTGGCCCATAGCGGCCCGCTCAGCGATGTTCGCGGATGTTGCCGACTGGTTCTGCAGCGCGTCCGCATCAAGGCCCATGCCGACGCCCTGCACGCCTGTCTTGGCCTCTAAGCGCTGCTGGTGGTACTGCATGGCAGGCAGGGCCATTGTCGCACCGTTGCCCATAGAAAATTCACGCACAGCATCTAGGCGGTCGGCCCAGATTATACCGCCCGTCTCGTTGTTCATCAGGCTGTCAACGTCCACCTGCCCCTTCACCGCCACAACGCGCGGGGTGTTCGCCATGTTAATGCTGTCGATCACGCCGCGCTGCATCGATGTTGACGCGTCTTGATCCTGCAATAGCAACTCGGCCAGAGAGCGGCCAAAGAAGCTGTGCGGGATTGGATCAACTTCGAAAATTGCAAACGGGACCGCATCGCAAGGCTCATAGTGCAGCACTTTGAATGAAGTGCCGCCCAGGATGAACTTGTATTTTCGCGGAACGCCGGTGCCTTCAATGTCGGCATCCATATAGGCCTCAGTAACAAGCACCCGCTTCATAAGGGGGTCAGTAGATTCGACTTCTTCTGTCAAGAATCGCTCGTCAGATTCTATATCGAGATCGTCCGAATCCAGTCCCTCGACTTCCTCTAGGTCAAAGCCTAATGCCACCAAGTCACCGACCGTCTGATTTTCTGCGTGGCCGCATACGCTGGCAGTCTCGAGGCTTTTAGCCTCAGCGTTTACAAAGAACGTCTCGGGCGGTAGCGCGACAATGGATATGCGGCCCTTGTCGGTCGTGCGCGATACCTTCATGGACACGCTGCCGTCTGGTTCTTGCGTAGCGCTTTCTACCTCGATTTCGGGCTGCTGAGAAATGTAGTAAGCGGCCTCCATCGACAAGCCTGTATATTCGTCAAACTCGATTTCTTCTTTTTCGTCCCAAGATACCTTGGCAATGCCGACCTTTTTGACGAGCGCATCATCGAAAACGTCATGCAGGACCATAAACCCGCCCTCGCGCTCAAAGATATAGCGGGCCATTTGCGTGCGCTGCTTAGCAGATTGCACCGATTGCGCGCTTTCCGGCACGAACTCCACCGGGTCAGACTGCAAAAAAAGCCGCATGAGCGCGGGCTTCACGGCGCGGATCGTGTCAGATACCGGCGTTGCGACAACGCGAGATCTGCCGTCCTCGTGTCCAATATCAACCTCGCCGTTTCGATACCGGTCCGCCTTGATGCGGTCCGGCGCTACGTCCGCCTGGATGAATTCGCGGGCGGCCTCCACCTGCTCTTTGACAGTGGATTGCACCTGATCGCTGATTTTCATATCTGTTTTCATGGGCATTCCATTAAAAAAGCCCCCTGAAAAACAGAGGGCCGTGGGTTTGTGTGTTCCGCATTGCTTGATCGCCCGGCTTGGGGCATGATTGGCGAATGGATTTGAGCATGTTCTTGCAGGTCATCTGCGCTGTAATTGTGGCGAATGCGGTTTGCGCTGCTTTCGTTGTCGCGGCGATTACTTCGGTTCGTCTTGAAAAGCAGGGTGTTTCGCAGAATGATTTGCCGATGTGGGTTTATTTCTGCTTCATTCTACCGTTTATCGCTGCGCTGCCCGGCGCGTGGATTGGATACTCTTTAATTTAGAGCGGGCCGCGCCGTATTCCGAACGATTGACTCAATAACCCGCCGCTGAATCTGTCCACTGGCATCTTGACGCAAGGCGGGCGCGAGAGCCGCCATTGGGTCTGTGGAAAGCAACGCCCTTGCGATAAGCTGGCGCGTTGCCTCGGTTTGCCCCCTTGCAGCTGGGCCGAGCGTTGCCATGATTTGAGCGACAGCATCGCCCATCTGGAAGTTAGCGCCCTTTTGAGCCGCAGCCAGTAGCCCGCCGGACGCCGAATTGGCGCGCTCTATGTCTTGCAGATTGTCAGCGGTTTTGGACCCGCGAAGAGCGGTATTCTGCGTTTCCCACATGGTGCCTTCCCGCCCGAGACGGCGCGCATACTGCTCTGGGTCAAGCGCCATGGCCCGCGCTTCCGCATCCATCTTAGGGCTGCGTACTGTTTTGGCGCTGTTCGCCGTTGGTGCTTTGTTGGCCTCAATCTGCGCTTGCATCTTGCCGCCGTATCCAAGGCGCGCGGCTTGCTGCTGGTCAGGCGTCATGGCCCCAAATTGCTGCGTCGTGTCCGCCGCCCGGCGCTCGCCGCGCATCATCCCCGCGCCCTCGTTGATTGCGCCTATTTCTTGCGACCGCGTGCGGAACCCGTCATTTGCGGCGCGATACATGTCAGATGATTGCTCCAACGCGCCGTCCAGTTCGTTCATCAGCTTGCCCAACTCGCGCGCCTCGTTGTTTCGGCCCGCGCGAACAGCCGCGCCAATATCATCCTGCACTGATTGCTTGACGCCCAAAACGCGGTCAAAATCGCTCAACTCGCGCGAGATTTCGCCATCAGGCGATCTTTCTGCCACAAGCCTGCGCCGATACCCGGCCAGCTTGGCGTCGATGCCGTCACCTGTAACGCCGCTGCCCTGCATCCCGCCGATGCGGTCGTCAATCGCGCTCACTGCGCCGCGCACGTCCACCGGCGCAGCATTGCCCCGCGCCGCGCCATAGTCTCGGTCCGCCGCAGTTGATCGCTCGGCCCTCATGCTGTCCTCGGCTTGGGCTGCTGTTCTGCCTTGCATCCCGAAAGCATCATCGACAAACCCGCCAACGCGCTCGGGCTGGCCCCGCTGCCGCATTTCCAAAAACTCCGCAATCTCGCGCGCTGCGTCGCTGTCACCACCGCGCACAATGCCGTTTGCCGTGCGCTGGCCCGACATCCCAAGGGCGTCCATTAAGCGGAATTCAGGTTGCCCATCACTAAGCGCGCGGGCCAGATCGTCCGCAACTTGGCTTGGTTGTCTCCCGCTGCCTTCGAATGTAGATGCAATTGCGCGGTTTGCCTTGCCCGTGTTGGCGCGGTTTAGGGCCATGTCAAATAGGCCTGAAATTGGGTCAGATACGCCGCGCGCCACCCTTGATCCGGCGGCGACCCCAACGGGAGCGGCGCCACCAAGAATCGTCCCCAGCAATCCGCCCATTGCAGCACTCTTACCCGTTTCTACGCCGTCCGCACTGCCCGCGCCCGCAATCGCTCCCTCAACCCCGCCGATGCCCATGCCGCGCAGCACAGTGCCGAGAAGCCCTCTGCCTGTCGCGGCGGGCAAAGCCGCCAAAGACGTGCCGACCATGCCGCCAATATTTCCAGCGCCAAAGGATGCTGGGTTAGCATCGCGTGACCGACCAAGCCGCGCGCGCTCTGCGTCCCTGCCTTCCGCATACCGGCTGCCCATTGTGCCGGAATAATCGCCAAAGGTGCTGGTTCCGTCCGGTTGGGCCTGCACTCCCATCAACGCCGAACGCACACCAGAAAGGTTGTCTCCAAGGTTAAATTTGGCACCCTCTACGGCACCGTCAAATGCGCTGCCGATGCTGCTGCCCAATTCAGCAACAGCCGCGCTGTTGGTCGCAGACCCGCCTTGTGGCGTATCCGGGAACCCCATGCCTCGCTGTGTTTTGTATTGGGCAAGCGCATTCTGCATCACCTCCCGGCTAGTCCCCTCGGGAAACTCAACAATCGTGCCGTCTGGCATTTCAATTTCGATCATTCAATCGCTCCCGTTTCAGGGTTAAACTTGAACCGTTGGGGCGAAGTCTTTCCAATCGCGGGCCTGTCGCCAAACTTCACCTGTCCGTCATCATCCAGCGCCCACGTCCCTTGCCCGTATGCGGTATCAAGCATGACCTCGCGGAATTTTCGAGCCGCGCGCAGGTATTCGGTTTTGCTGGTATATGATGACATCGACGTAGCCGCGATGCCGATAGCCTCACGTTCGCTGTCAGTTAGCTGCCCAACCGCGCCGCCTGTCGGGCTGTTGTCCCGCATGTTTTGGACTTCATCCAAAGCCGCGCGCGTTTGGATTTGCTGTGTTCGGTTGTTGAAGTCGGATGCCTGACTGCCGGGGATCTTTGCCCCCATCGCGCCGATCACGCCTGTAACAGGAACCCCGCCATCTTCCAGTTCCTTGATGTTCAAATCAAGACTTCTAAGCGTTGTCCCCATCTTGATGCCGGATTGGCGCTCGGTTTCGAGGCCCTTCTGCTCTAGTGCTCGACTTTCAGTAGCCGCGCCGCTGCCCGGAATAAGCTCGTCAACCCACGTCCCCAACTCTGCGTCCCATCGGCGCTGGAAGTCCTTAGACGGCTTGTCTGCCATTGGCCTACTGTCTGGCTGCTCGCCGGTGTTGACCGTCGTGCTGATGTTAGGCGCCGCCGCCGATGCCCCGCTGTTTTGCCAGTCCTGAAGGCTGCCCCGATACCCTTGCGATCTGGCGAATTCATATTCCTGCATATCGCTTGTGGGCTTTACCGGCTCTGGATTCGCCGCCTTGTAGACTTGCTCCACGCTTATCGCGCCACCGTCAAACGCGCCCAGGTGTTGCGGGCTGTTCTGCTCGATCCATCCGCGCGCCTGTGCGCGCATCTGCGCCGCGCGCTGTTGCTCGGCCTGCCTCTTGGCGCTGTCAGCGTCGATACGCTGCTGCTGTAGGGCTGTATCGCGACCGAACTGAGTATCCCCCGCCGCCGATGCCCTGCGGCCATCCATGCGGCCCATGGCAGCGTTGTAGACGCCTTGGTTGTTGACGCCCTGCATCCCTGCCAGACCTGCGCGGATACTGTCGGCACGATCCGGCGACATATTCTTGAAAATCATGCCCAGCAATCCGCCGACATTTTCTTCGGCTGGCTTGAATCGGCCCAGAAGTCCGCCCGGTTGTTCCATTGTGTCCGCTCCCTGTGTGCCTGCCATCGTAGAAGACCCGCCTTGTGGGCCTAATGCGCCGCCCTGTGGCGCCCCGCGCGACTGACCGCCATGCGCGCCCGCGTAGTCCGAAAGACTGGTCCCGAATGAATCAGACGGATTATAGCGCCCGCCGGTCTGCACGTATTTCCGCGCGCCGCCCGCGCCGCCGAGATGCCCCATTGCGACCAGAGAACCCATGTCCAGCGCCCTGCCGTTCACGACTGATCCGACCAGTGGGCCGAGGTTCTTTTCTAAGTCCGCAAAGTGCCAGTTTTCCGCCGCCACTTGTAATTCAGGGGACGCCATAAACTGCTGTGGCGTTACGCCTTGTGGAATGGCCCCTGCGTTCATTGCGTCTTGCAGCCGGGCCTGCCCAAACTGCACGCGGCCAAAGTGTCCAGCCTTCCCGCCAGCGCCCATTTCGCTATTTTGCGCACCCCAATTCCCGCCACTTTCAGACTGGATCAGCGAGTCAAGATAGCCCATGATCACATTCCTTTAAAGAAGTTGCCGATTTTGGAAAGGTTCCCGCCGCCTTCAAACGCGCCGCCCGACTTGCCCATGCCGCCGCCATCGAACATATCGCCAATGCCACTGAATCCGCGAAATCCGCCAGAAAACTCTGGCCCGCTTGCGCCCGGCCCGCCGCCGTTGAACATATCAAGGCCGTTGGTAAAGCCACCATAGCTAGGCTGTTCGGGCTGTTGCTGTTGGCCGCCCATCATCTGCGTAATGACTTCGTAAAGCGCGGGATTGCTTTGCTGCAATGCCTGCAATGCTTGGGGGTCTATGCCCCGCTGGCCCATAGATTGTTGCTGCTGCTGCTGCTGCGGTTGCTGAAACATATTGAGGATGCCCATCAGAGGAATATCGACGCTATATCAAGCAGGCCCGGCGTTGACTTGGATTCTTCACTGACTGGCGATGGAACGCCGCCTATCGCCGCCAAAAGCCGCGACAAAGCATCGTCGCTAAAGTTTGTGTCTGCCATCGTTTGATCCTTTGCCAAGTCAATGATTTGCTGAATTAAGCCTTGCTGCATGTTGCCCGCGCCCATTTGTGCATCAAGCGCCGATTGGCCGCGCGTAAAGCCCATGTTTGACAATCCTGCCAAATAGGATGCGTTTTGCGAACGCTGTTGATTCGTTGAAAGAGAATTCCGAGCGTTCGCCAGCTGGGCTTCCAGTTGTGCGCTTTGATTCCTTTGGTCAGCGCTTAGAGTGTTGCCAATGTTTTGGAACGCAGTGTTCCGATCCATATCAAGCGCCGCAAGAGAATTCCGAGCGTTTGCCTGTTGGGCTTCCAGTTGTGCGCTTTGATTCCTTTGGTCAGCGCTTAGAGTGTTGCCAATGTTTTGGAACGCAGCGTTCCTATCTGAATCAAGCGCTGATTGGCCGCGCGTAAAGCCCATGTTTGACAATCCTGCCAAATAGGATGCGTTTTGCGAACGCTGTTGATTCGTTGAAAGAGAATTCCGAGCGTTCGCCAGCTGGGCTTCCAGTTGTGCGCTTTGATTCCTTTGGTCAGCGCTTAGAGTGTTGCCAATGTTTTGGAACGCAGCGTTCCTATCTGAATCAAGCGCTGATTGGCCCCGCATAAAGCCCATATCTGCCACATTAGCCAGCGCCGACGCGTTCTGCGTACTCTGCTGATTCGCCGCAAGCGAATTCTGAGCGTTCGCCAGAGAAGACTGCAATTTCGCGCTTTGATTCCCTTGGTCTGCGCTTAGGGTGTTGGCAATGTCCTGAAACGCGGCGCCCTGAGCCTGCATGAAGTTATCGGAATTCAGCCCCGCTGCTGTGCGCGCCGCAATGTCGCCGAAGCCTCTGTTTGTTTCCGCCTGCATGACGCCTTGTCGAGATCCGCCGAACGCGCCAGACGCTGCCGAATTGGTCTGATTCATCGCAATTTGGCGCTGGCGGTTTAGTTCGCTCATCGTCGTGTCGATCACGCCGCTGGTAAACGGATTCATATAAGGGTTCAGATCAGTTTCGCTTACCTGCCCGGCCCGCACGTCTCCCGCCTCAACCGGTGCGGATGGGGGCCGGGCCGCTATGTTGTTAAGCATATCTCCAGATTGCCTTAAAAACCCCTGTGACTGGTCGAAGATATTGCCAATTTGGCGCTGGCGGCCCGGACCGCTCATCGCACTGTCGCTATACTGTCCAGCCTGCACGTTTTGCGAGCCGATCTGAGGCAGTTGGGTCTGACCAGCCAATCCGCTGAACACATTGCCTGCTTGCGTATAAAACCCCTGTGACTGGTCGAAGATATTGCCAATTTGGCGCTGGCGGCCCGGACCGCTCATCGCACTGTCGCTATACTGTCCAGCCTGCACGTTTTGCGGACCGATCTGAGGCAGTTGGGTCTGACCAGCCGAATACTGTCCAGCCTGCACGTTTTGCGAGCCGATCTGAGGCAGTTGGGTCTGACCAGCCAATCCGCTGAACACATTGCCTGCTTGCGTATAAAACCCCTGTGACTGGTCAAAGATATTTTGTTGCGGTGGCTGTTGCTGCTGTTGCTGCGACTGGGAAAACTTCCCGGCCTCGGCGCTGCCCATGATGTCATTGCGGATCATATCAAACGACGATCCGCCATCCAGCGCGCTTTGGTAAAACGACATACCCGCATCATCCGGCGCGCGGCCAAGGGCGCTCTGGTACAGCGCGGCAAGGTTATTTGCAGGCATTTGCTGTTGGCCCATTGCGCCCGATTGCTGTGTTTGGCCGAATTGAGGTGTGAACATTTACTTATCCCTTCCCTCCATGAAGTAACCCGGCTCACCGAAGCGCGCTGGCCCGGCGTTTGACATAGGTTGCCCTTGCTGCGCCCCCTGCGGGTCCATCCCGCCGCCCGTCAGCGCTCGAAGAGCCGCGAAAAGGTCCGGGTTTGCCTTCTGAAACATATCCATGTTGTTTTGGTAAAGAGGCTGTGAGGAATGACCGAAAACGCCGCCTCCAAAGTCTGTTGGCTCCGGTAAGTGCTGTTTCTGCGTGGGCAGCCCCAAAGACTGCGCCATAAGGTTGCTGCCTTCCATTGCCTGCATCTGCATGGGGTTAAACGCAGCTACCTCTGGCCCGTAAAATGGCGCAAACCCCAGTTTGTTGCGACCTTGTGCAAGGCCGATTGCGTCCTTTGATGCGTCCTCGATATACTTAGGCACCGACGCTTGCGTTGATTCGCTTCCTGATAATCCGTCAACCATTAAAGTGACCTTTCCATTGTGACGGTGGTTTCGCGCCAGCCGCGTTTATTCAGAATACGCCGCCAGCCGCGCCGCCCGTTTTGTGTCATTGCCGTGCAGCCCTGCGCCTTTGCCCAGATCGCCGCCGCTTGCTCCATTTGCTCAAGCTCCGCGATGTCGCCTGCCGCGCAAAGTACGTGGCAAACCTTTTTGCCTGGCCTGTCGAATATTTGCGTGATTGCAACCGAACGCTGCCCCGGCCAGACCTGCATCCGGCCCGCCTTTACGGCGTCCTGTATTTCGTCTGCCGTGTGCGGCCCGCGCCTGATAGCTTTGGCGAGAAGCGCGGTTAAGTCACGCACGCCGTTCAATAATCACAGATGTTTGGCCGCTCAACTGCGTAACTGCCCCCGCGCTACCGCGTGTTAAGCCCTGAACTCGGATAACGTCATTTACTTCAACATTAAATCTAGTGTAGATGTGGCTGCTAGATGTGTTGTGATTACTTGCCGCCCGAATATATCCAGACTGCCCAATGCCACTGACTTTGTTGTTATTTTTAGTAATCCGAATCCCGACGTTTGTTCGTGCCGTTGACCCTGTTTGTGTAACGTTTGCAGTCACAGAAACTACGCCGTCGAATTTGACGGTAATAGACGTCGAAGCGATAGTGTAATCATCGCCGTCAACGTGGTCTGTCGTCCCCGAAAAGGGAATGTCCGTCCAGCTTGAGGTGTTTATATCTGTCGATGTGTCTGTGTTGCTAACGTTGACGTATGAAGCTGAACTCGCGCCGCCTGCGCCACCTGTGCTTACATTGCCGGAATTATCCACTGCCAGCGTCCACCAAGTCCCGTCAGGGCTGCGAAGCCTAATCGTTCCGCTGATGTCGTTTTGGCGCGCGCGCTTCACGTTTTCCCGATCCGCCTTCTCGATCTGCCTGTTGCGTGCGTTCTGCGCGCTATCGCCGCCGGGAAGGTTCATCGTCTGCCCCTCGGCTGAACGTCAAGCCGCTGCGCGCCTACCCTGAAGTCCCGGCCCGTCGCGCCATCAACGCGCATCCTGAATTGCCGCCCAGTGAATCGAACGCTGGTTGGATTGCCCAAAACATATGGCCCGTGACTGGTTTCCGTAGCGTTGGGATACAGCCGTGTTTTGAATGTTGCCGTTACGTCGCCCTGCGTTTCCTCGTCAGGGTACAGCCGCAGCGCCGTGAACGTCTGTTCACCACCGTTCAAGCCAACCGGTCCAGACTCGGCATAGACCGGAAAGCCTGCTGGGATCGTGCCTGCCTCATGCTCATAAAGCGTGTCGTCTGCTATCATCAGTGGGTATGGGAACACGCCGCGATCAATGCCGGACGTGCGCGAAAGGTTGCCTGTGGACCATGTGCCGCGCTCGTAGTTAAAGGAGACGTAGCGTTCGTTATCGGTGCCGGTAGATGTCGTGTAAAACCACCAGACCTCCGAGAATTCGCCGATCCTTACAGCGCTGACGTGCGCCCCCGTAAATCGCCCGATGTCGTCAAACACGTAGTCTGAAACTTCGCATGGAATGCGCTGGACCTGCCCGCCGGAGTAAATGTAGAAGCCGCCGCGCCCCATCCATATCGCGCCTATGTCCGTTACTGCGACCGCATTGCGCCCCGCAGCGCCGCATGAGGTTCCGACCTGCTCGAACTCATGCACAAGCTGCGGACCGACATACCGCGCAGCGTGCGCGTCCTCGTCGGTCAGGATTAGAACCTCACCCTTAACGGATACGCCTGTTTGAATTGATCCAGCCGTATTTAGCTGAAAATCGCCCGCTTCGTTTGTCGCGCTCGACTCCCAGACCGTGTAATCCTCGCGGTCAGACCACGCCACCAAGCGCGGATCGCCGCCCGCACCGAATGCGAACAGAAAGCGATTGTCTGAAACGCATGTAGCGAGGCATCCTGTCGGCGCGTTTGTAATCACTACGGCATTTGCGTCCTCATCGCGCTGCCAAAGCAGAATGCGGCCATCGACATCATTGCACGCGATAAGATCCTGCCCCCAGTTGTCTAGGCTCCAGAGCGTTGCGGCGGCGTCAATCGAGTCGTCGTCATATTCGGAACTCCAGCGACCTCGGCCCCATGTTCCGCTGCCCCATCCTGTTCTGGTTTCCGACGCCGCGCGACCTGTGGCGAGATCGGAAGGCGTGATGTCAACAATCGCCCGGTCCTCATTGTAGACCTCAAGAGCGTTGGCACTGCCCATCACGACATAGCGCACGCCTGCAATGGACTGAAACGAATGGATCGCGCGAACAATGTCATCTGCTTCGCCTGCCGTAAACAAACCCCAGCCGCCGACCGGGCGCATCGTGCCTTCGTGCCAGCGGACCAGCGAGGCATCCCGCCAGCGCCCGCGCGATTGCAGGTCGGTGCCGTTGCGGAATTGGCCGGGCGGCAGTTCAATGGGGATCAGCATTTAAGGCCAGCGGCTTTCGTTCGTCGCGTAGTCTTGCGGGATCGGGTCAAGCCGTTCGATCACATTGGACGCCGTGCGGATTGCTTGGATTCTTGCCCAAATAACCTCGCCCGCGTCCCATTCCGCCGTCTGTTCTGTTGTCCAGTTGTCCACGCCGATTTTCGCCAGCACAGCCGCCTGGGCTGTTAGGTTGCGCTGCATCCATTCCGGGGCGCTTGCAGTGATGCGGCGGCCAGCCTCGGCCTTGACTTGGGCTGCTGTGATAGCGGGAAGGGCTGGTCGGGCAAAGGCTGTGCCGTCCCATGTGTCGCCAATGCTGGCCCCCGTGGATGCAATCCAGCCGTTTGCCGCTGCAGTGTCAGCATCGGCCATCACGATATTTGCGACTTTGCCGTTTTGAATGATTGCGTACATGACCGCCCCCTTAGCCGATTACTGTGATGGTGATTTGGCCCGCGCCGCCTGCGCCTGCTGTTCCGCTGCTACCTGCACTGCCGCCGCCGCCCCCCGGAACAGCGCCAGAACCGGCGGTTTCCGAAACCGCCGCACCCGCACCACCGTTGCCCCCGTCAACAGATGTTCCGCCTGCGGTGCCGTTAGTTCCGCCGCCACCGCCGCCACCTTTTATTGCGTTACCTCCTGCCCCGCTGTTCGAGCCACCGCCGCCGCCAGAATAGCCACCGCTCCCATCACGAAAGTTAGTAGAATTAATTCCTCCATCTTGACCGCCGCCCGACACACCGCCGCTGCTACTGGTTGAGGCTACGCCACCCGGCGCCGTGGCAAGTGCGCCAAAAGTTGTGTCTCCACCGTTACCCCCGGGATCACCGCCCGCGCCACCTGCGCCAATGGTAAGCGCAACGCTGCTCCCAAGAGCATCCGCAGGGGTAATCATGCTTGCGTAACCACCGCCGCCGCCGCCGCCCTCATTTATACCCCCTCCGGCCCCGCCGCCCCAAGCCTCAACAATAACAATCCTCGCCCCGGCTGGTTTGGTCCAAGTGGCAGAGGTGAGGTACGTGGTCTTGGTGGCGATAGGCGGAGCGCCAGCCTTCAAAAGCGTGCCACTCGTCCCGTCAAATGCCACCGTGCCGCCATCTATAGACGACGCGGGGCCAAGAACATTGCCGCCGCCCGATACCGTCGCAAAGATAAGATTGCCCGCGCCGTCTGTTCGCAGAACCTGCGTGTCGGCGCCGTCAGATGTCGGGTAGGATATGCCCGACAGAGTGGTAGTGCCAGTCACCGCCAGCGTCCCGCCGACCGTTACAGCGTTTTCTGCGGCAAGCGTGCCAGACACGGTTGGGGCCAGTTGCTTGCCGTCCTCGGTGATCTTGTGGCTGGTCTGGTAGACATTGCCCGCGCCGTCCGCATAGACGCTGCAAAACACGTTCGCCTCGATAGCAACAGTCGTGGTGCCTGTAGATGTTGTGATCGTCGCGGTGCTGTCTGAGTTGTTGTAGATTACCCAGCCCTTCTGGACTTCCGGCATCGTCAGCGTGAAGCCTGCGTCGGGCGTTCCGGTCAGGATCAGCAATGACTTGCGCGCTTGGTTGCTGCTGCCCGCGCTTGCCGTGCCATCCGTGATAACCAGCGACGCATCGCCCGTAATCGCAATAGATGCAAACTGCCCGATGGCTTCATCGAGTTGCGCAAAAACCCCGTTGGCAACAGCGCCCCATGTGTTCGAGTTGGCGGCGTCCGCCTGTAGTGTTACCGCGAGTGAGGTTGAATAAGTCGCCATGTGGTTATCTCCGCGCCGGGATTACGAGGGTGCCACCCCACTGACCGGCATTGTCAGCGGCGTTCAGGTTTGAAACCGCTGCAGAATACAGCCCGGACCACGTTTGAAGCCGCATGTCCTCGACTAGAAACGGTGCTGCGTGGATCAGCGAGCCATAAAGGTACGCATCTGGCGCTACCTCCAGCAACCAATTCGTCGGGGCCGCATCCGATAGCGCCGGGATCTTGCGGTAGTATTGCAGCGTGCCGGTGTAGCTATCGGCGGGCGTTGGGAATACCTCCACCTGCACGCCCATCGGAGCGTAGTTTCGAGGCTGGCCGCCTGCGGTGCCTTTGTCGCGCCGGTCAATCATGTCGTCTGTGCTGATGGCAGTCAGGCGGTTGCCGTCGCAGTCCAGCCGAATAGTTTTGATGTGGTCAGCGGGCAGATCAACGAACCGCGCGGCAATCGTTAGATCAGCGCTCGCCACCATGCTGCGGTGCCGCACATCGCGCTGGAATTGAGCCTCTGCGATTGTGATGAAGTCTTTGACCACCGCAGTCAGGTCGTCCCGGTCAAGCCATGACGCGATGGACGCTTGCAGTTCTGCGAATGTCGATAAGGCCATTACGTACCACCTTCTTTGTCTGGCATGAACAGCGCCAATAAACCGCCGATGCTTGCCGAAAGGTTAGAAAGCTCTTTCAAGCGCGGGTCAAAGCGGGCGAAACGGCTGCGGATGTTGGCGGGGTCGAACGTGACCCTTTCACCGGAATTGCTTATAACACCGCTGTATCCGTTCGCGCTCATTGCGTCAGCAGTGTTTGAAAAGCCTCCAACTATGGCTTCTGGCGTCATTGCGTCCATATTGTAAAAATCATCAGTCAATGCGTCCTCCCACTGCATTTTCCTAGCGTATGTTGCCGCCGCTGGCGTAACGATAGGGATTGTGCGCGCCCCATCTGCTCCCCGGCCGACGGCATAATCTTGAACGTCCACGGCCTCGTCGCCGCTATAAACACCGCGCCCTGAAAGGCCTGTCTGGCTTGGCTTGAACTCTTGGAAGTCAGCATTTGTCGCGTGGTACTGCATGTCGCCGAACCCCATGCCCTCGGCTCGCGCTGTTCGGCTCGCTGCGTCCATCGGCATGTTCATGCCCGTAGCGCCGCTTTCGTACAGCCTAAACATTTCTTGCGGGTCAACACGCGCCATCATGTCGTCGGTTACATCAGCCGCATCGCCACGCTTTAGCATTTCAGCAACTATCTGGGCTTCTGTCTGCACTGGGCCGCTCGGGGTTGACCCGCTTTGATCCGCTGCGAACCTCCTGCCCGCATCCGTTGCGGCCTCGCGCGGCATCGCGCCAATACCTAGAAGGCTGTCGATCACATCGCTTGCGCCCTTCGCGCTTGATCCTGCAATCCGCCCCGAAATAGCAGGTGCCAGAACAGCCGCCATGTCTGTTGCCATGCTTGCGCCTGAATCAAGCCGCTGCCGTGGTGTCCTGCCGGGTTCGAGCATTTCCTCGCTGGCCTGCATTGATCTGCCAATATCAGACACGGGGTTGAACATATCTAGTAGGCTCGCCGCTTTATCAACGTCAACGCCCGGTCCCGCAAAGTACTGCACGTGGTCCAGCAGCCCCTGAGCGAATTCGTCTATCGCCGTGCGCCGCTTCTGGCCGGATTCCTTGCTCAATATGTTTTCGAGGATTCCCATCTAAGCAATCCCCTGTAGGTTCCTGCGCGGCGGCGCCTTCCATCCCGACTGGCGTTTGTAGCCCGTCGCAAATGTCATGTAGGCGTCTGCGCCGTTGCTGTTGATGTCGTGCAGCGGGCGGTCTTTCCAAACTCCGCGCCGATCATCCCACTCTTTGCGGTAGTGCCTCAGCCGCTTGAGTCCCAACTCACAGGCTACCGCGTCAAAATCACTGTTCGGGAACGCTGAGCGGGCCGCTTCAATCGCCAGGATCTTGTCAGACACGCGGGGAACGATTTTAGGCGTAAAGCCCATCGCCTTAACCTCGCCAAGCCGCCCATTCTCCAGAAACAGATCCTCGCGCGCGCCATCGTGAGGCCAGTAGTGGTCGCCCCATCCGGCTTCGCGCTGCTTGAGCCAGTCCTTGAGCCAGTTCAAATAGTGGCTGATGTGCTCTCCGCTGTTTTCATAATAGCCAATCCACCGGTCGCGCCCATTGATGTCCTGATGCAGCCAGATCGCCGTCTGGTCATTGCGCCCGAGATCCCAGAAGGTATTGACCTGGTGGCGCGGATCAAATGGAAATGCGCCAATGCCGTCGCGCTTGATCGTGTGCGCTATTTCTTGCTCGAAGTACGCGCCCTCAAGCGCCTGCTCAAAGGCCTCGCGCGGCGTGGCGGGGTATTCCCGCTTCATCTTGCCGCCCTGCGTCTTTTCCTGCTGGACCCACCAAGCCTGTTGGCCTGCGTTCAACTCTATGCCCTCGTCGTATTTGAGGTTCTCGAAGTATTTAGTGTCAGCTTCCGTGACCCGCACAAGCTCGGGCGCGGTTTGATAATCTGGATTGTCATACCAAGGGTAGAAGTGAATGCGCCAGTCAAGCGGGCTTAGAGCCTCGCCCTTGGCTTCCTTTTCAAGCGCCTCCTGCGTCATGCGGTAGAACGCGCCGTCTTGCCCTTCTGCGGTGCTTTCGATTGTGATGTGACCGTTTTCCGCAGCCGGGAACGATCCGCTGATGATCTCATCGGCCTTGTCCGGGTATCGCGCGCATATCTTGCCAAATTCCGAAACGTGCAAGCGTTGCAGCGTGCCGCCGCGTGCGGATGATGTCACCACTACGCTGCTATTGTTCGCCATCGCCAGCGTGTCGGCTGCGTCATTAACCAGCGGGCAGGCGATCTTGATGCCTTCCGGGAGGTTATCGTACGGGAACCGAACCTTTGTCTTGAGGATCTTCTGTGCGTCGGCCTTGGTGTGCGCGATGATCGCAGCTGACCAGTTTGGCGTAAAAACGCATTCATCCAGCGCTACAATCGCGGCTAGCGTTGTGAAGCCAAGCTGGCGCGCTTTTAGCACGATGTCGCGGCCATGAATGTTCAGCAGATAGTCAAGCTGTTGAGGGTTGGGCGTGAACCGAATGACGTGGCCGCGCTTGTCTACGATGTCGTAGAGGTTGTGCAGCCGCCAAAGGGGATCGGCGAACTGACCTTTAATCTTCGCCGATACGTTTGCCATTGCCCGCCACATGCTTGAGGAGTTCGATCATCGGGTCGGATATGTCGTGCTTGTTATCCACCTCAATCTTTTCGCCGTACACTTTGGGCCGCAGCTTACCCGCCATCCATTTGCGGGCGTCGATACGTAACCGGCTGCGTTGGATATGCTCGCCGTTCGCTTGCCAGCCCGCGTCCTCCTCGCCGTTGCGCTCCATCCAATCGTTTTGTGCATCGTCCGCAATAGTAAGGATTTCATCGAAGATGTGATCGGCTTGGTCTGATCTCGCCCGCGCGTACTGGGCGACGAGAGTTTCATCCTTTGCGAGCCATTTCCTTACGCCATCGCGGTGCGGCATATCTTCATCTTCGCAGATTGCGCGCAGGCTTTCGCCATTAGCGATCCGCAGGCAGATTGCATCGAATACCTTTTGTGTGAATTTGACCATTTGCTACACCTCACCAGTCCGCTTGCGCGGGTGCCGGTCCTTGTGATTTTAACCCGGTTGGAAATCATGACGAAACCAAGCCGGGACGCCTCGCGGGCCTTTTGGGTGAAGTCTCCGCTGGGTGTGGGAATACAAAAGCCCGCCGTCGCGTGATGCGGGGCGGGCTATGTTGAGTGAGTTGTTGAGTTAGATGCATCGCCTGGCGGCGGAAATCGTCGTGCGATTATCACGTAACGCAAATAATCTACTGTGTCAAGCGGC